AAATTTACCAGATTAACAATACTGGGAAAAGGTTATGGGATCCAAACGAAGGAATTACCTTGGACGCTGGCTTAGATACTCCAACTTTAGACGAAAGTTGGAAAGACCGTGGCATTGATTGGCTGACCGGACGGGTTAAGCTCAATGAAACCGGACTCACCCTAACCGTATCGGGAAAGTATTTCTCAACTTTAGTTGAAATTGGTGAAGCCTATAACTGGACTTTAGACATAGCGGCTGACGTGGTGGATGTTTCGGCTTTTGGTGACGAATGGAAAAAGAAAACCGTTACCCAGAAAAGCTGGTCGGGAAGTTTTGAGAAATTTGCCATTGATGACTATTGGTTTGATATTGCCAAATTAGGCAAAGTGTTTTTGGTAAAACTCTATACCGAAGCCACTAAAGGTTATCAGGGTTTTTGTGTTATTCCTGGGCTCTCAAGCGGTGCTTCGGTAGCTGATGTTTTAAAAGAAACCATTAACTTTGAAAGCCATTGGTTAATTGAGGAGTTTGATGAGTCGTAAAAGGAGGAGTTGTATGAGCTTATTAGATAAGTTGGAAGAACGATCGAAAAAAAGAGAACGGAAATCTCTCTATATTCCAGAGTTAGAGGAAACCGTTTACTGGTATCCGATGACTGCTGGAGAACGGCAACGAATTATGAATGCGGCAGGGTTTAAATATTCGGCTAACAGTATATCGATGGACAATGCAAAATATAAAGCAAGTTTGATTATTGAAAAGCTGGAAGATGCTGACGGCAAGAAAGTCTTTTCCAACACCCCAGAGCACAAAGACTTGCTCATCAACCGTATCGACGATGAATTATTGAGCCGAATTGCTTCTGCCATCGACCCGCCCAAAAGCGAAGAACAGCAGATTGAAGAAGCAAAAAACGATTAAACGATCCTTTTTACAAGTTGTTAATGGTTCTTGCTGATAAAAAGGGTCGTTTTGTTTATGAGTTTATTGAGGAATTAACCGAANNTGAAATGCACGATTGGATCGCATTTTANAAAGAGCAACACGAAGAGATAGAAAGAGAACGAGCGAAGGCAAGAATGAGGAGATAAATGAATGGCTGAGAAGTTTGAAGTAATTATCGGGGCGGTAGATAATGCCTCCCCGGTACTGCAAAAATTTAATCAGCATTTACAAACTGTCCAAACCACTTCCCAAAAAGCGGTAGCCGGATTGCAGTCTATGGCCGATAAGTCTAAATGGGCTTTTGCAGCCATGAGTGGAGCGATTGTTGGAGCGGTAAAAGTATTCGCCGACTTTGAAGACGCTATGGCCAAAGTTGCCACCCAATTACCCGGTGAAGCCATTGAGCATTATGGAGAAATGAGCCGGGCAGTGCAGGATATGTCCATAACCTTTGGACAATCTACTCAGGTTATGGCACAGGGATTATACGATATTCTATCAGCTGCCATTCCTCCTGAAAAAGCCTTACAGTTATTGGAACAATCGGCAAAAACCGCAGCAGCAGGATTTACTGATGTTGCCACTACTGCTGATTTATTTACCTCAATCTTGAANGCNTATGGAATGGAAGTAGAGGAAGCGTCACGAGTTTCAGATGTATTATTCCAGTCGGTGTTTAGAGGAAAAATGGAATTTGAAGAAATGGCAACTGAATTNGGTTCCATTATGGGTGTAGCCGCACAGGCTGGAGTTGAACTGGAAGACTTAGGGGCAATAATGGCAACCCTCACCCGACAAGGCATTTCAACCGCAGAAGCGGCAACCGCAATTCGACAGGCAATATTAAGTTATATTGACCCAGGAAGGGAAGCACAGGAAACCGCCGCAGCTTTAGGTATCGAATTTAATGCTACATCTTTACAGAGCGAAGGATTAATTCGTTCCATTGGAAAATTAACCGGAGCAACTCAAGAACAGCTTACGGCGTTATTCCCCAACGTTCGAGCATTAATAGCGGTTCAGGGTGTATTGGGCGATTTGTCGGGAGCTTATGAAGATTTACGATTGAATATGGAAGCTACCGGAGTCACACAAGAAGCCTTTGAAAAAGCTACCGATACTATGAAATTTTCAATTGACCAGCTAAAGTCCTCAGTACAAGTTCTCACTCAAGAATTTGTAGAAGCTATGGCTCCGGCCATCAATGAAATATTGGATTCATTTCGGGGCTGGATACAGGTTTTACGTGACATTGACGAGGAAAGAAAAAGAGCCTTGGGAGAAATGTTTTTGACCCTCACCAAAATGGTGGGATTGGTTGCCGGAATGAATTTGCTGGGTAAAGCAATTTTGGGAATAGGAACAGCTTTGGGAGTTTCGGCAGGCGTGCTTTCGCCATGGATATTGGCAATTGAAGGAATTATCGCAGCCATTGTTTTACTTGACCATTATAAAGACCGATTAATACCCTTTTTTGAAGAGTTGGGCGAAAAAGTTGGTTTATTAAATGAAGAAATGACCGAATTTTATGGGCATACTATTGACCTTGACCCTCAAATTGAAACTTTGAAAAAACAGATTAGCGATACGAATTTAGAAATTATCAAAATGGAAGAAGAATTTATTAAATTGGATGAAGCTGGATTATTTCCAAATCCTGAAATGTTGCAACGATACCAACAGTTGAATACGCAATTAAACGAAGCACAGATGGAATATGACCGCTTGACTGCCGCTCAACCGGATTACATTGAAGGAATCATTAAAGAAAAAGAAGAAGTACAAAAATTGAGAGACCAGCTTGAGGAAGAAAGTAAGGCATTGGATGTGGTTATTCCCAAAACTGAGGACTTGGCAAAAGCAAATGAATTGGCAGCCAAAGAAATTGAAAATGCTCGGAAGCGATTGCAGGAAATTGCTTCTGAAGCCATTTGGGGAGCCATGATAGAGGAAGCGGACGCCTTTACTGCTCAAATGCTGGTGGTGCAAAAAGAATTTGGCAGAACCATGAATGAAATCGCAGCTATGCCCGAGTCTTTGGCAAAAGAAAAAGCAGCAGCCATTGAGGCTGTAGTGAAGGAATATCATTTGAAGATGGAAAACATAGAAAAGGCTGCTTTTGAAGCATCAATCAAAGAAATGGAAGCCTATATTCAACAGGGCGTAGCAATTCAGGCCAAAGCCAGTTTGGATGTTATTGCTTTAAATAAAGCCAAACATGATAAGTTAAGGGAATTAGAAAGGGAATACTTTGAACAAACTGGAAGAGATTTAGAAGTATTGGTTCAAAAATACCGGGAAAAATACGCTGAAATTCTTAATTCATTTAATTGGACTCAAGAGGAAATTAAAAGGATTCAAGAGATTGCCATTGATGATTTGACCAATCAATTGGTTGCTTATGTAGAAAAATATATCGAGGAAATGCAGAGAGCCGGAGCTTCATCAAGTGAAATAGTAAATGCTGTTGAGGGAATTATTCTTGTTTTAGAAAAAATGGGAATCAGTGCTGAAATTATCGAGCAAGTAAGAACCCAATGGGAATTAATGCCGGCGGCGATTGAAGAAAGTAAGGAAAAGATTAGCGAGCTTATTGACTTAATCGGCGATATTGGCGATGTCGTGATTGATATGCAGTTTGGCGATAAACCAAGTGCCGGAACTGTGGGTGGATTGGTAGGGGGAATAATCGGGCTATTTTCTAATATTCCAACTTGGATTGCTGGCATCGTTGATTTGATATTTGGGTGGATTGACCGGATTCAAAAACGAACTCAAGAAATGATTGACGCCATTACCGGTCAGTTTAAAAGTGCCATGGTGGATTTTTTTATGGAACCGGATTTAGATGCCGCCATGCAAAAATTTGGACAGCGATTGAATGAAATTGTTTACGATATGATGGTGGATGCCATTGTGACGGCAATTATTGCTTCAGAAGTGGTTCAAGATGCCGCCAAAAAACTTGGTCAAGCAATTAATGAATACATTAAAGGCGGAACGTTGGAAGGATTAACTGAGGCGATGAATGAATTCATTGCGACTTATCAAAATTATGTTCTTCCCATTATGGCCGAAATATACCCAATGATTCAAGCCTATAATCCCTATACAGGAACGTCTGGAGGAACGCAGGAATTCAGCGGTTATGTTCCTTCTTTCCAATTTGGCGGTTATGTTCCCAAAACCGGGTTGGCTTTGTTGCATGAGGGAGAATATGTTATCCCCAAAGAAGAAAGCAGAGCCATTTCATTTGAAAATGTAGAAATTACCATTAACACTACTGGAGGTGTTGATGGAGCGGATTTATGGGAAGAATTTGAGCGTGAAGCAAGGAGAAGGGGGGTTGTTTTGGTCTCATGATAATTAATTCCATTGAACTTCCCGACCCCAAAGATTTTACCATTGACGATGTTACCGGAACCACCGAAGAAGTCTTATTATCCGGAGGCCGAAGGTATTTGAAATTTGGGGTGATTAAAAAAGATATTCGCTTATTTTTCTTGGGCATAAATGATTCAGTTAAAAATTCAATTGAAGATTTAGCCTCTACTGCCGGCACGCTTAGCATGACCCTTGATGGGAAAAATTATTCGGTGATTTCCTATTCAGGTCCGAGATTTATGAGAATGAAAGGGGAAAATCAACTTTACCAGTGTGACTGGGAGTTAAGAGAAATATGAAAGATTTAAGGGGTTCAGAACAAAATCCAATTTCTTTAATTCCTGAAGACTTTGAAGAAGCGGTTGTTGTTCCATCTTATAAAGTACAAATTTATAAAAATGGCTGGAAAAATGTTGACGGAGCTATCAACGCCACCGTTGACTTTCAGGGTTCAATTACTGATGGCGTGGTAAGTTCCTCTTTAACTTTGACCATTAATGATGAGACCGCCAAATACCATCCATTATCAGGAACTCAATATTCCGATTACTTTACTTTCCGAAGAAAAATAAGAGTTTTTATTGGTATTAAAAAAGATGAAAACCCTTATACTTGGTCATACTTCACCGGGAATGTAAACACAATGCAGCATAAAAAAATAGCTACCAGAAAAGGCTTACAGAGAATGGTGACCATCCGAGCTTTGGATTATTGTGATA